AGTTCATCAAAGGCATCGACGGCGATGCGCTGTGAGCGTGGTGGTAAACTCGCCTCATCGGAGGTGACATCATGCCAGTCGATCCCGAAGAGTTTCGAGAGGTGCTGAGAGAGCTGGTCGAAGGCGGATCGATCGTCGAGCATGAAGGGCGCTTCTACGCTCGGGGATTCGAGCCCGAGGAAGCACGAAAGCACAATCCGAAAGACGAGCAGTTCGAGATGATGGGCGGACCGATGGATGGGGCACGCATCGGCCTGAGCCGAGACTGCACGCATGTGGTCTACTTCATCGGCGTATCGTGGGTGATCTATGTCAGGTACGGCGATCAGAATCGGATGATCCACATCGGCAACTGCGAGACTGAGGAAGAAGCCGATAGGCTTATCGAAGATGACTGAGACCGTCAAAGAGTTTGAGCCAGCCGGCGCACATCGTGAGCTGTGGGGAGCTCGTGATCCTCGCATCTTGGTCGAGGGCCCGGCGGGTACAGGCAAGACACGCAACGAGCTAGAGCGCATCAATGCGCTGTGCTGGAAATACCCGAGGAGTCGGCATCTGATCTGCCGTAAGACTCGGGCGAGCATGAGCGAGTCGGTGCTCGTGACATGGGAGCGAGATGTTCACGCCGACACGATGCATCTCTTCGGCATGGTGCGCAGGGCGAACCGAGAAGCGTACACATATCCGAACGGGTCGATCGTTGTAGTCGGCGGCCTCGACAAGCCGGAGCGCACCTACTCCGCTGAGTACGACACGATACATGTATTCGAGTCGATCGAGACTACCGAGGACGAGGTGCAGCAGCTCCTGCGTGCATTGCGGTCAGGGCGAATGCCGTATCAGCAGCTCGTATGTGATACGAATCCCGGAAGCGAGCGGCACTGGCTGAACATGCGAGCGAACAGCGGCTGGTTCAAGCGCATCGTCACACGCTTGACCGACAATCCTCGCTTCTACGCTGACGGCAACTGGACGCACGACGGCAAGCAGTTCCTATCGAGTCTCGAGGCGCTGACGGGTCACCGTCGCCTGCGATTGTTCGAGGGCAAGTGGTGCAGCACCGAAGGCCTCGTCTATTCCGAGTTCGACTCAGCGGTGCACGTCATCGACAAGATGCCGAGCGGCTGGCAATCGTGGCGAAAGTTCCGAAGCATCGACTTCGGCTATGTCGATCCGTTCGTTTGCCAGTGGTGGGCAGACAGCGGCGAGGCGCTGTATCTGTATCGTGAGCTGTACATGTCAGGGCGCATCGTCGAGGATCACGCACGCCAGATCCTCGACCTATCACGAGGCGAAGACTATGTGGCGACGGTCAGCGACCATGCCCGAGAGGATCGGGAGACGCTGCACCGCTACGGCGTGTTCACCAGTCCGGCTGAGAAGGACATCGACCGAGGATGCGACCTCGTTCGCTCACGGCTACGCATTCAACCAAACGGCAAGCCGAAGCTCTACATCTTGTCGCAGGCGCTTGCCGAATCGGATCGCCGGCTTGCGGCATCGAAGCGCCCGACTTCGACCCGTGAAGAGTTCGACGCTTACATCTGGGAATCGAGGCGGGACGGTCAGGCGAAGGAGCGACCGCTCGACCGTGACAACCACGGTATGGATGCGATGCGGTACGCTGTATGCGCCGCCGAAGGCATCGGCATCTCGCAACCGTATCTCGGAGTCATTGACACATGGGACTGATCGACAACTTGCTCAAAGCAATGCGCCGTGAGCCTACCGAGGTTGACCGTGAATACACGGCATCGACGATCAGGACGGGCGACGAGCTTCAGAATACGCAAGCATCGACGAATCCCAAGGACTTCGCCCGAGTAGGCAGAGCGCTCGCAGGCAGCGTCTACAACGCCGCTACGCTCGTCGCCCGTGAAGCGGCGAAGGGCGAGATGAAGCTGTATCGCAAGAAGTCCGGCGTGCGTGGTGCGAAGGCGATCTATGCCAACAACGCCGAAGATGTCGAGCAGGTGACCGATCATCCCGTCCTTGATCTGTTGCACGATCCAGATCCGAGCACGACTTACTGCGACTTTATGACGCTCGTGTACTGGTATCGAGAGGTCACGGGCAAGGCGTATATCTGGGTCGGCGGCGAGAAGCCCGTCGGCCTGTTCCTGCTTCACCCGCAGTACACAAAGCCGATCGTGAAGAAGGGCATCGGCATCGAAGAGTTCCTGTACGGGCGAGACAATCTCACGCCGATGCGTGTGCCTGCATCGCAAGTCGTGATCACTCGCTACATGCCAGATCCGTTCGCACCGTGGGACGGCATATCGTGGGTGAACAGTATCGAGCAATACGCCGACATGGAGAACGCCGCAGTCATGTCGGAAGTGCAGCGCTGGAAGAACAGCGGGCAGTACGGCATGATCGTCAAGGCCCCGGCAAGCTACAACGATCAGCAGCTCAAGCAGCTCGAATCATCGCTGAGAGGCAAGGGCGGCCCGCTTGCTGCGGGTCGTGCGCTGATCGTTCGAGATCTCGAAGTGGTCGAGGCAGGAAGCAAGCCGCACGAGATGAACTATCTCGAAGGACTTGAGCAAGCCGAGCGTGCGATCTATCGAGCGGCGGGCGTGCCCGAGGCGATCTGGAAGCTGAACGATGCGAACCTTGCGAGCGCATCGGCAGCCGATCCGATCTGGCAGCGCAACATCTACGAGCGGCAGCAGCGAGTGGCGCAGGACTTGACTGAGTGGTTGCTTCCGATGTTCGGAATCGAGCCCGGCACGATGTGGTTTGCCTACGACAATCCATCGCAGGACGATGTCGAGCTTCAAACCAATCGCATGGCGGCAGGCTTCACGAACGGTGCCGTGTATCTCAACGAGTACCGTCAAGCTTTAGGCTTGAACCCATTGCCCGATGAGCAGAACGTACTCGGCAAGCCGCAACCGATGCCGATGATGCCGAGCGCACCGATCCCCGTGCAGGAGATCGAAGAGCCCGAGGAAGAAGAGATCGAGGAAGAAGAGATCGAGGAAGAAGAGATCGAGGAAGAAGAGATCGAAGACGAGGAGATCGTCGATGAAGAGATCAGCGAAAAGGCGCAGCGATACCTCGACGCTATCGAGCGAATCCGCGCCGAGCGATCGAAGTCTGCTGACAGTGGAGCCGATGTTTCAACGCCAACTGGCGAACCTACTAGCGGCACGCCTTCTGATGCTAGTGGCAAGGCGGCAGATCGAACCCCGCCACAAGGCGCAAGGGAAGAAGCCGAGCGTGGACTCGCTTGGCGTGAAGAGTACGGACGAGGCGGCACTGCTGTCGGCGTGGCTAGAGCCAGAGATATCGCCAACGGAGCGAACCTGAGCGATGACACGATCATGCGCATGGTGAGCTACTTCGCACGTCACGAGGTGGACAAGCAAGGCCAAGGCTGGAGCCCCGGAGAGGAAGGCTACCCGTCAGCGGGTCGCATCGCTTGGGCGCTTTGGGGCGGAGATCCCGGCAGGACATGGGCGAACGCCGAAGCGGCGAAGATCGACGACGATGAAGAGAAGATGTGCGGTGATGAGAAGCGATGCCAGCCTGAGTCGAAGGTGATCGACGGCGAGAAGATCAAGCCGCCGAGCGAGCTGACCGAGGCCGAGCTTGCATTGCTCGCCGAGCGCCTGCGTCCATTCATGCACGGCGACAAGGCCGAGGAGCCTGTCGCACAAGTCGCCGACGAAGGCCCGATCAATCCCGAGGTGGTCGAGGTCGAGCCGATGCCGATCGACGCTGCAGAGTGCACATGCTCGAAGTGCATCGACATCAAGGCGACACCCGACGACGAGGATCGCCTCACGCCGAGCGAGAAGATGCAGCGTGAGATCAAGCGTGCGCTCGAGTTGTGGATGCAATCGGCGCTGCTCAATGCGATCAGCTCGCTTGGCATGGACGGCAAGTTCGACGAGTCGGCGTTCGATCCGAAGAAGCTCGAAGAAGTGACCAAGCGAGTCATCGAGCGAGCGTTCGAGGCAGGCGCATCGGCGAGGCTTGACGCATCGGGTATGCGTGATGTGCCGCCGCTGTCGTCGAATCCGGCCCGTGACTACATCGCCAAGTACAACTTCGAGCTAGTGCAGGGCGTGACGAACACAATGAAGGATCAGCTGCGCAATGCGATCGACCGTGAGCTTGTGAAGGGCGAGAAGCTCGAAGGCTTCACGCTGAACCAGTTGCAAGAGCGCATCACGAACGAAGTGGCGAACATGCCCGAGAACCGTGCCGAAGTCGTGGCACGCACCGAGACCGCTCGTGCTTATGCGCACGGTTCGATGAAACAGGCCGAGGAGCTTGGCTTCGACAAGAAGTACTGGAGCTTGGGCGGCAACCCGTGCGGCTTGTGCCAAGCGGCTGCGGCGACGTTCGGCAAGAACAATGCGATACCGATCGGTCAGCCGTACTACAGGCCGGGCGAGACGATCATCGGAACAGACGGCAAGGCGTACACAGTGAAGATGCCGATCATGGCACCGAGCGACGTGCATCCGAACTGCGTGTGTGTCAACATCGAGGAGATGTCAGAATGAACAGCGAATACATCGGCGCTGCTATCGAGCGCATGACTAAGCACTTGACCGACAAGGGATACAAGGCGGCGGGCAAGATCGCAATCAAGAACGTACACGGTGCGCCAGAGCTGGCGATGCCGACGAAGGCCGGGCCGTTCGAGATCCTGTCATGGGCGACACGCAATACCGTAGACATGGAAGGCGAAGTCGTGCTGCCCGAGGGCGCTGACACATCGTACTTCTCAAAGAATCGCACGCTGTTCGTGGATCACGAGTACGACATCATGAAGGCCGTAGGCAAGATGCGCAACATGAAGATGACGCCGCAAGGCTGGCTGCTGCGTGGTGCGCTCGTGAACAATCCCGAGAACCCGTATCGCAATCAAGTGCAGAGCTTGGCCGAGGCAGGCAACATCGGCATGAGTATCGGCTTCGAGGTTCTTGATGCGTCAGCGCCGACTGCCGAAGAGCGCAAGGCGTATCCGAATGCACGAGGCATCATTCGTGCGTGGAAGCTGCTCGAAGTCAGCTACACGGCGATGCCGATGAATCAGGATTGCCAGAGCGACATGGTTCCGATGACGCAATCAGAGCCGGCTAAGGCGATGCGTCGAGTGGTTATTCTCTGAGCTTGTTATTCTGATTCTTGTCTCTGCGGCAAAGTCCGAGGACGGCGGCGATAAGCCCCACGATCCTGCACAGCGTCTCAAGAGTGGCACACGCACACTTAGGAGGCCTGTCAATGGACTGGTCGAAAGTGCTGAACTTTGCGAAGAAGGAAGGCTACACGGGCAGCGACACCGACGCCGCGTCCGTGCAGGGATATCTTGCGTCGAAATCAATCACGCTCGCCGACGCTGACGGCAACGATCTCGATCTCGTTGCACTTGCGGCGAAGCCCGTGGAACCTGAGCCCGTCGCTCAGGTCGAAACCGATATCAAGTCGATCGAGACACTTTCACAAGAGAACGAAGCCCTGCGTGAGCAGGCACGACAGGCGGCATCGGCGCTCGTAAACGCCGGAGCCGTTCCTGCCGCAATCATCAAGGAGAAGACAATGAAGTCCGACATCAGCAAGAAGATGTACGATGCGAAGCCGAAGAAGGCTTTCGTCGATGCGGATCAGGCCGAGATCTTCGGCGCAACCGCTCGCCTCTCGATCATGGGAGGCAAGAACTATGCTCAGAAGTCCAACGACATCGAGATCGCCAAGAAGGGCCAAGTCGAGTTCGACAACACCCTCGGCGGTTACCTCGTGCCCGAGGAGTTCGTCGCTCAGTTGATCTACGCCACCGAGCCTTACGGCACGGCCCGCAAGGTTGCGAATGTGGTTCGCATGGCCCGTGATCTGACCCGTGTGCCTCGCAAGACCGGCATCGCCACGATGTCTTGGGCGGGCGAAGGCCAGAGCACGAGCGTCAGCAACAACGGATACGACAATGTCGAGCTCGCCGCTCGCAAGCTTCAGCTTCTGATGCAGGCCTCGAACGAGCTGCTTGACGACGCTGCGGTGAGCGTTGCCGACGATCTCGCCGCCTCGATGCGTGAAGCGTATGACAAGGCGATCGACGAGGCGTACTTCAACGGCGACGGCACCAGCACCTACGGCGGCTACATCGGCCTCAAGAATGCGCTCCCGTCCGCTGCGTATGTCGATGCCTCGGGAACCTCTTGGTCAGCGATCACCAGCGCCGACTTCACCAAGGCGCTCGGATCGCTTGAGAACGTGGACTCCTCGCGCATCGCCATGGTGTGCAGCCGTCAGTTCTACTTCCAAGTCATGCTGCGTCTGGAGAAGGCGACGAGTCAGTTCAAGGATCTCGCAGGCCCGGCGCTCGCCGGCGCTGATGCGTCCTTCCTTGGCTACCCGGTCTACTTCTCGCAGGTCATGCCGACCGCTTCGGCCTCGACCACGAAGAGCGTGTACATCGGCGACTTCGTCGGCGGTTCTATCGTCGGCGAGCGTCGTGACTTGACGATCGCTTCGAGCGAGCACTACGCCTTCAACACCGACACTTGGACTTGGCGTGCGACCGCTCGTGCGGCGATCGCTATCCACGGTGACGGTCGTGGCTCGACTTACGGCAACATCGTCGCACTCGAAACCACCTAATCTGTAAACTCTCACACAAGGAGATCAATCTATGGTTCTCGGAACTCTCAGCAAATCCATCGTCGTGACTCCCTCGGCGACGGTTGCGACGAACGCCACAGCTTCGGCTGGCCCGTTCGACATCGCAGGCTTCGACTCTGTGCAGATCAAGTGCATCCACCAAGCGGCGACCAACTCTTCAGCTTCGGCGAAGTGGGCTACGCTCGATGTGCTTGTCGGCGACACCACGACCTTCTCCAGCGCTACTGCTGTCAACGGTCTGGTCGGCACGACCAACTCGACGGCGAGCACTTCGCAGTTCGTGCTCGGCGTTCACAACAACACCAGCTTCGGCAGCGTGACCCGCTTGAACCTGCACAAGAACAAGCACGCCTATGCGTTCGTCCGCTACCAAGTCCCGGCGACGACCAACTACAACCTGCCCGTATTTGTGGTTGATGCGTTCAATCCTGCTCAGTCGCCGAACTCGGCTTCCGAGTCAGGCGCTGCGGCGACCGCTTCGGCTGCCGATACGAACTGATGCTTTCCTTTCACTCCGCACGTCCGAGGAATCGGCGTGCGGAGTTTATCGGTTGAGTGAATCTGAGTGAGTGAAAGGAACAGCATGACGGCATCAGAGAAAGTGCGCCTCAACTTAGGCGCAGGCGACTCGCACCTTGAAGGCTTCACGCCGATTGATCGGAAGCTCGGGAGCGAGGTGTACCCGTTGGCGTACAAGGACGAAAGCGTCGATGAGATCTATGCATCTCACGTGCTTGAGCACTTCCCGTACAATAAGACGCAAGAAGTCCTGAACGACTGGGTGCGAGTGCTGAAGCCCGGCGGCAGGATTCGCATCGCCGTGCCTGACTTCCGATGGTGTGCGCAGAAATATCTCGAAGGTGCAGGCGATGTGCCTGTGCAGTCGATCGTGCTAGGCGGCAGGCAAGATGATAACGACGTGCATGGCGCATTGTTCGACGAGGCTGGTCTGCGCTGGCAGATGGAGAAGGCGGGCCTGTTTGCGCTTCAGCGTTGGGCATCGAGCACCACGGACTGCGCAAGTATGAACTGCTCGCTCAATCTCGAAGGCTACAAGCCTGCGAAGAGCGCCGAGCTAGGCAGTCGTGTCACGGTCGTTTGCACGATGCCACGACTCAACTGGACATACAACCGAGACAATACGACGATGGCTTGCGTGGCGTTGGGCCTGAGCTATCGCTGCATGACGGGAGCCTACTTCGATCAGGCGATGGAGCGTGCGCTCGAAGCCGGACTCGACAAGGAGTACGTGCTGACGATCGACTATGACACGGTATTCACGCCCGAGGATATCGAGCGACTGGTGACGTTGATGGATCTGTATCCCGAGGCTGGAGCGATCGCCGCATTGCAAGCCAAGCGAGGCGGCGAGGGTATCCCGCTGATCGCTCGCAACGAGCA